TCAGATCTCGAAGCTGACTCCGGTTTCGTCATCACGGGCACAGAAGAAGATCCTGCGGCACTGATCAGAATATACAGATACGACTCAGAAAGTGACGCATACATCGAGAGAAAGCCAACTTTGAACGTCGTTCACAGATTCAGCACTCTTGAAAAACACGACGCTGAAGTCAGAAAGTCGTCAGCCGTTCGTGAAGAGCGTGAATTCAGATTGGAGACCGCTGAGTATGACGGACGCACGATCCGCGGTTACGCGGCGGTTTACGACAAGGACAGCGAATGGATGGGCGGATTCTACGAGCAAATAGAACGCGGAGCGTTCGACGATGTCATGAATGATGACACGAGAGCATATTTGAACCACGATGAAAACTATCTTCTCGGCAGAGTTTCTTCTGGAACGCTGAGAATATCAACAGACACAAAAGGACTCTACTATGAAGTAGATCTTCCAAATACGACATACGCGAATGATCTGATCGAACTCATGAAGCGTGGCGACATCAATCAGAGTTCCTTCGCTTTCTTGATTGAGAGCGATCGATGGGAACAGAGAGACGGCACGACCTATCGGATCATCGAAAAAGTTTCACGTCTTCTGGACGTTTCACCAGTTGCCCAGCCGGCTTATCCCGACGCGACGAGTGAACTCAAGAAGCGCGAAAGCGAGACAGAAGGAAAAGAAACAACATCGAAAGACACGTCTTCAAAAGACGCTTCTGACGATGCGACATCTTCAGACGAAGTCTCAAATCTTTATATCTATAAATTGAAAACCCTAAAATTCTAAACATGAAAAATGTGGAATTGCGCGGACAACGCGCAGAATTGATCAAAAATGCTTCAGCTATCGTGGAGACAGCTCAAGCAGAAGGTCGCTCTTTGACTTCTGAAGAAGTAGCAAAGTTCGACAAGATGGAAGCTGATGCACGTTCTATGAAAGAACAAATCGACGTGATCGAGCGTCAAGCGGACATGAAAAAAGAATTGGCCTCAATCGAAGGAGAGAAGCGTCAGTCAAAAAGTAAAGAGACTTCAAGCTCTGCCTTCAAGAAGTATCTTCGTCACGGAATCGGCGCATTGAACAGCGAAGAGCGTTCATTGATTCAGACTCGTGGAACTTCTGTTCAGATCGCGGGAACTGGTAACCTTGGTGGATTCTTAGTGCCTCAAGACTTCAGTGACGAGCTTGATGTTGCAACTGCTTTCACTGGTGAAGTAGAGCGATTGGCGAAAAAATTGAACACAGCTGGTGGCGGTCTTTTAGATTACCCAGCAGTGGACGACACAGCCACAGACGCTGTTCAAACCAGCGAGTCTGGTTCGTTGACGGTTGCTGACATGACTTTCTCGAACAAGCAGTTGAGCGCATACAACTTCAGCTCTCTTGTGAAAGTTTCTGCTCAGTTATTGCAAGACTCAGCGTTCAATCTCAACACATTCTTGGTTGAAGCTATGGGCGAAAGAATCGCGAGAGCTACAAACTCAGTGTTCACAAATGGAGATCCAACATTGCCAGTAGGAAGTCCGGTCGCTAAGCCTACCGGAATCATCACTGGAGCTTCAGCAGGACCCGCTGCCGCACTCGCTGGCGCAATCGCGGCAGATGACGTGTTGAATCTGATCTACTCGATCGATGCTTCGTACCGTAAGAAAGACACTTTCGGTCTCATGGCTCACGACAACGTGATCAGCGCAATCCGCGCCACTGGTATCGGTAGTGCAAACGACTTCCCGATCTTTATTCCGGGTATGGCCGCTGGTGAGCCAGATCGCGTATTTGGTGTGCCAATTTATGTGAACAATGACATGGAGTCTTCAATCGCTACTACGAACAAAGTTCTTTTGGCGGCTGACTTCAGCAAGTTTGTTGTCCGCAATGCTGGTGGCGTTCAAATGGTTCGTCTTGATGAGAGATTCGCTGACAACCTCGAGGTTGGCTTCGTAGCTTACAAGAGAGCCGATTCAATCGTGTTGAACTCAAATGCCGTGAAGACCATGGCGATGGCTTAATATGAAAGTGGTCTTCAAAAAGACTATCATCGGAGATACGTTCCGCTTCCGCGTAGGGCAGGAAGCGGAACTCTCTGACGATATGGCGACAGAGTTCTTGAATGCCGGTTTCTGCATTGTGATTGCAGAACCGCCAAAGCAAAGAGAGAAGAAAGCGGTCAAGAAATCGACAAAGAAAGAAACACGATAGGACATGGCGTTCGACATAGTAACAGCGGCAACGACAGAGCCGATCACATTAACTGAAGCGAAGAATTTTCTTCGTGTTGATCACACAGATGACGACACTCTGATCAGTGCATTGATCACAGCGTCACGACAGATGTGTGAAGAATACACGCGAAGAATTTTGGTCACGACGACCATCGACGAATTCTTTGATCAATTCCCGACGAACTCGTGGAATAATCTTCACAACATGATCTATCTTTCACGCGGCCCAGTTGCTTCGATCACGTCAGTCAAGTATGTCAATGAAATCGGCTCAGAGCTGACAATCGACTCTTCAAAGTATGTGACAGATCTGATCTCAGAGCCAGCACGAATTCAATCGACAGACGGTTGGTTCTCTCTCGCTGGTGTGATGAATCAAGTGATCGTCAGATATGTTGTTGGAAGCGATGTGTCATCAATTCCGAAACCGTTGATTCAAGGAATGATGTTGGTGATCTCTGATCTGTATGATCAGCGCGGCGATCGTGTAAAGAGACTACCAACAGCGAGTGAGTATTTGTGGAATCCTTATAGAGTATTCACGTTCTGATGATCACACAAGCCGGACAGCTCGATCGGAGAATTGAGTTCTATCGACAGAGTTCAGATGTTGACAATTTCGGTCAAGATGTTGGAGCTTTCACCTCAACTGGTATCAGTGTGTGGGCGAAAGTGATCGACAAGTCTGGCTCAGAGTCTGAAGAAAGCAATCAGATTGTGGCGGTCAGCAAGGTGAATTTTCTGATCAGATACAACAGCTCGATCTTGGAAACTTGGCGGATCTTATATCGCTCAAAGTATTACAGAATTGAAGCGATCATTGAAGATGAATCGAGAGATTCATTCATGAGAATTGAAACGAGAATCAGCGACTGATCATGGGCAGTATAACAAAGAGCAAGGCATTTATTGGTTTCGATGAAGACACTCTCATGAGAGAGTTCGAGAGAGCTTTTCAAGAGCTTGATAAGTTATCGAACAGCGTCAAGACGAAAGACATCAGACGCATTCAGAGAGCATCTTTGAAGCCAATGGTTCAGAAATTCAAAGACAACATCAAATCGGAATCTGACTTCACGGTCTACCGATACGGCGGTGTCTTTGCTGAGATCAAGAAAGGAACTCTTGAGAAGTCAATTGGGATCATCAACACGCCAGTCAGAAAGAAATCGACATTCAGCTCATTGGCTGTTGGAGCGCGAGTGAAAGGAGCGTTCAAAGATGTTGAAGATGGCGGTTGGTTTGCTCACTTCGTTGAATACGGATTCGTCAATAAACACGGGCAGTTCATCAAGAGCAAGGCGAATCATGGCTTCGCAGAAAAGGCCAAGAGAGGCTCTCTTGGACTTGTGAGAACGACATTCAAGAACAAGATGAAATCTTTTCTTGATCGACGAATCAAAAACTCAATGTCATGATTGGAGTCGTCATCAAGTCAAAGTTCACAACTGACAGCGATCTGAACTCTCTGTTTTCTGGACGTGTTTATCCTCTCGTGGGCAAACAGACAGCTCAGAGACCTCTTGCTGTTTATGAGATCGTGACAAACGACACAACACAAAGCAAAGATTCAGATTCACACATCGATGAAGTGAATGTCAGAATCACAACAATCTCAGAGAAATACTCCGACACTCAAAACGCGGTTTCATATATCAGAAGTGCGTTCGTGAGAATGAATGAAACGATTCAAGGAGTTGAAGTACAATCATGCACTTTTGACGGAGAGCGTGATTTGTTTAGTGACGACGAGAGAACATTCGCTTCCCAAGTGGATCTTGTTTTCAGAGTCGTAAAGAGTTAATTTTGAAATAATATAAAAAGAAGAAAAAATGCCAAGTACCAGCATTATGAACGCGACTGATGTCGTGATTCAGATCTCAGAAGACACTGGAACATCTTACGACATTATAGGAAGATGTACCTCTGCAAGTTTAAGCGTTTCTATGGAGACACGCGACACAACCACAAAAGACTCATCTGGATGGGCTGAGAAGCTCGAAGGATTGAAAGCGTGGTCACTATCCGGCGACGGACTTGTGACATACTCGATCACAGCTCCTTCTTCGGACTATGATTCACCGGACGCTTTGTTCACTTTGTTGTCAAACAGAACCAAAGTATTGGTGAAGTTTGGTTCTACAACAAGTGGAGAAATCGACTATACCGGCGAAGCATATTTGACCAGCTACGAGCAGGAAGCCGGAGTTGAAGACAATGCCACCTACAGCTTTTCCTTTGAAGGAACGGGTGTGTTGACTCAAGCTTCGATCTAATTTTTTGAGAGAAGAGCGTGATTTTTGTCGCGCTCTTCTTCAAATTACTTGATGAGTAAAAACACCCACCGCGTTTTAAAAACTAAGTACAAAAGACTACTATTTCGGTTATTTGATTTTTAATGGTAACATACTACAGAAACACGAAGTGCCGTTAAAACCGCTTAAAATAAGGAATAGACAACAATAAAAACAACATGGTAGTAATCATTGAAACTAACGAAAGAAAACACTCAGTCAGATTTGGATTCAACGCGCTCCGCGAATTTTCAAAAATGACTGGAATGACATTGAGTGAACTTGAGAATTTGGGCACCGACATGACACTTGATCACGCGATCACTCTCATGTATTGTGGCTTCAAAGACGGCGCTCGAAAAGAGAAAGTAAACTTCAGATATTCAGTTGACGACATCGCTGATTGGATTGATGATGACGAGACACTGATTGAAAAAGTCTTCAAAGTATTCGAAGATCAATTCAACACAGAGTCCGGAAAAAAGAAGTAGGCCGACGCGAAAGTACCACGCACGAATCGAATTGGGATGATCTCGAAGCGTTCGCGTTCGGTCAGATAAGACTCACACCGGATGAGTTCTATGATCTCACGCCACGAGAGTGGATGAACTTAGTCATAGGATTCAACGAACGAGAGAACAGAAAAGAACAAAGTGAGTGGGAACGGATAAGATGGCAGACGACGATCTTATTGAATCCACACACGAAGAAGAGAATCAAAGCGAAAGATCTGATCGTTTTTCCTTGGGAACAAAAAGAGAAGAAACGACAGATCTGGACAAGAGGTGAAATTCTTCAAGTGATAAATGAAAGGAAAGAACGCGCAAAACTAAAAAATGGCCAATCTCTCAAGTCTTAACTTCAGACTGACGACAAACATCAAACCGTTCAAGACTGGTTTGACGAAAGCTGAAAGATCAATGGATCGATTCGGTCGAAAGATGCAACAAACCGGAAAGCATCTGACGACGAATTTGACAGCTCCTCTCGTGGCGATTGGTGCCGTTTCTTTTAATGTCTTCAAGAACTTTGAGGCTGAGATGTCGAAAGTTCAAGCCGTATCTGGTGCAACTGCTGAAGAGTTCAAAGCGTTATCAGATAACGCGAAAGAACTCGGAGCGTCAACAATGTTCTCAGCTCGTGAAGTTGCATCTCTTCAGACAGAGTTCGCCAAGTTAGGTTTCACAGCGACAGAGATCACGAAAGTCACAGAGTCAACTCTCGCACTTGCTCAAGCGTCTGGTTCAGATCTCGCAAGATCTGCCGAAGTTGCTGGTTCAACACTCAGAGCTTTTGGTCTTGATGCTTCAGAGACTGGTCGAGTGACTGATGTCATGGCGAAGTCGTTCTCGACTTCAGCTCTCGACATGGAACACTTCGCGAACTCGATGAAGTTCGTCGCTCCAGTGGCGAAGAGCGCAGGAATAAGCATCGAAGAAACTTCAGCGATGTTGGCCGTTCTCGCGAATGCAGGAATCAAAGGCTCTCAAGCCGGTACGTCACTGAGAAGAATCATCTCAGAGATCGGAGCTTCTGGAAAACCAACGTCTGAAGCTCTCAAAGATCTCGCATCTCAAGGATTGAATCTTGCTGACGCAAAAGATGAAGTCGGACGATCAGCTCAGTCCGCTCTTCTGATTCTTTCTGAAGGTGTTGATCAGATCAAACCGCTTCAGACTCAGTTCGAGAACTCAGCCGGTGCGGC